GTTGATTACCTTCTGCATGATGAGGCTCCATTGTTATGAGAAACTATTTATCTCTAAATAACGATAGTTCATACTCAATGTTCTCAAATGAAGAAACTATTGCTTTTAGCTTCTTCGTTATTCCTCATTTCACCCGTTGCTAACGCTGCCGAAATCACTTCAAGACTTACTGACTCTGTTCAGTTGACTGTTGATGGTGCAGCCTCAGCCGCTACAAGAATTGGAAACTCATACAGCGTCAGCGGTAGTGGAGTTTCGACGACTGATGGCACGACAAGCGGGGTAGTTGGTGGTTTGGGCGCCGCAACTAACGGCGTAAACTCTTTCACAAGCATCACAGCCTCTCAGGCCACTGATGGTTCTGCTTTCTCATTCACTCAGTCTTATACTGCTGGTGATGCAGACAACGCAACAACAACTGTCTCTTCTGGAGTTGTTGGTTCACTGCCACTCTTCGGTTCGACCACTACAAGTTCTGGTGGTGTGGCAGGATCTCTGGCTGGTACGCTGTCAAACACCAGTGTCCCAACTGTAACCGCTGGTGGTGCTGGAACCACAGCGATCGGACAACGTTCACTTGAACTGAGCGTATTCCAATGACCGATGATCTCCCATTAGCAATACTCCTTGGAGCGTTGTTGGGAGTTCTTCATGGGGCTGCTGCCGTTGCAGCCCCCGTGGTTCCCAACTTCACACGAGGAACAATCACGAGCGAGACCTCCAGCACCACTGAGGTAGTGGAGGTTATTCGTCAAGTCGAATACACAACTGGAACATCTTATACAGTTACAGGAACAAACATAAACATTCCTGCTAACCCAACTCCTGGTGCTAACTACACTATCGTAAATCAGGGTGAACCTTTCCAATTTTCTGAAACATATCTCGGTCCTGGAGTGGCCTCTGAAACATGGATAGATCGAACCACCACCGTAAACAGTACCACAAACTCGCTGTCGGTCTTTACTCAATAAGTTTATTGTTTGGTGGCGCTGCCTTTGCTCAAGCTGCTCCCTCCAACACCAACATCGCTGGACCCCAAGCATCTGCAACTGGCAATGTCACCAACCAGGCTGTGCAGGTGTTACAGGGTCCTTTTGCTATCAACCAATATGGATCTGGTGTGACCTGTCAGGGTCCCACCTTTAACATTGCTCCATTTGTTATGGGGACAAGGAATTATGATTGGGATCCAACCTCTAACCTAACTGGTTCAGGTAATCTGGGCGTCTCAGCATCCTGGCAGATCCCCCTGGACCGAGAGTCGATTGATCTGTGTAAGGAAAGGGCAGAAGTAGAAATCAAAAGACAACAGGCAGAGACAGACAAAGCAAGACTTGACTTTGAATTGGTGAGACTCCTGAAGTGTGGTGAGGCTGCAAAGATGGGAGTTCGTTTCCATCCAGAGAGTCCTTATGCTGGCATCTGTTCTGATGTGATTGTTTTAGCTCCACCACAAAAACCCACAACAGAAGTAGTAAATAAGGTAAATATAAACAAACCAAATGACAGATCCAGTTTGGTCAGTCATCTTCATGGTCTTTCTAAGTCTCGTGTTGGCAGGACTGATGGTGGCATATCTCTTTTACATAGTCAGACAGGAGGAAAAAAATGACAGCGATGACACCCCCGAGCAGGAAGAGTTGTTACAACTTCAGAGTAATCGAGATCAACAAAGTTCTTGATGGTGATACAATTGATGTAACAATTGACCTGGGGTTCGACCTCTACAAAAAGGAAAGAGTTCGTGTTGCAGGAGTGGATACGCCAGAGAAACGAACTAAGGACGCAGAAGAGAAGGCACTTGGCATCGATGCCACCAACTGGCTCAAGGACCATCTTGATGGTGCTATCAATGGTGACGACGATCTCATTATTAGGACTGAGCTTGACGGTGGTGTTGGTAAATACGGTAGATTACTCGGCTGGTTGTATATTGGTACCGAGGAGGTGTCTCTCAACGAACAAATGATCGAAGAAGGATATGCGTGGAGTTATGATGGCGGTACTAAACAGAAGAACTTTGAAGAACTCCGTGAGATCAGAAGAGCACACGGAACTCTGGTAGAATAATGACAACCCTTTTTGTAATAACCTTCACCATCTTATTGGTGACAGGAATGGAAGTAACCTGGCCAGTCAAATGATCAGTCTGTACCTGACAGTCACAATCGTTGCTTTGATGATTGCTTATGCTGGCATTGAAGGAACACTCAGGGTCTTTGCCTGGCTGGATCTTCAAATCAGGTACCTTCCTCTGCGTATCAGACTTGAACTGATGAAGAGGAAACTCAAGTCCCAACTCGACAAGGATCGAGAATACTTTCTAAGGAGGTTGGAAGATGAAAAGTCTAAGTAGTCTCTTTGTTATTCTTTGTCTAACTGCTCCAGCATATGCTGAAGGTGGTTTTGAAATGTTTGAAGAGATCTGTGAGATCACTGGTGAAGTAAAGGTCTCCTATCAATATGTTCCCAGTGAGATCAAACTCTCAGACATCGAAATCAAATCGAGAACTTTGCCCCCAACTTCTTCGCAATAACCTTTGGGGGTTGGAAGTATTTCTTAAACCTTTTGACCCCATCCTTAGTGAGACTTTTTGAAAGTTCCTCATCAATGATGATCTTATTGTCATACTCCCAGAAGGCATCAATGTCCACCTGGTCACGAAGATATTGTTCTAACTTCTCGACCTTACTCTCCAGGACCTTCATTCCTTTACCAGAGTACTCAATGATGTCAGCAGAACCCTCTCCATTAGGAACAAAATGGAGAACTGGTTTGACCTGCTTGACTTTTACTTTCTTTTTCTTTCCTTTCAACAGTTGTTTGACAAGAGGATCTGCTGCTGTCTTGATCTGGTTGATAACAATTCCAGCACCCAAGGCAACAGTAGTAGTAACCACAGCAGTTGCTCCAGCAGTGATCAAGGGTGCAACCTCAGGGAGTGGAACATCTAATCCACCAACATTCACAGTTGGTGGAGTTGCTGGAAGATCTCTGGTGTCTGACCTTGGTGTGGGTTCAGATTCCTCATTTTGGTTTTCAATAACCTGTTCCCATTCTTCTTTGGTGGGAACATCAATAACAGGGTAATCAATTGTAGGATCAGGGACATCAATCACAGGAGCCTTGAGACCCCTTGTAACGGGGACTGGAACCCCCTGAGTAACAGGAGGTGCCAGTGGTTCAATAACAGACACCACAGGGGGTGGTAGGTCCCTTACAACAGGTGATGGGATCCTACTGATTGGTCTGACCTGGGACATTGGTTGTAGGCATTACAGGGGGAGCAGCAATCTGAATTGGTGCTTGCTCAATTCGAATTGTCTGAGCAGGTGCTGTTTGAGCAGCAGTGGCAATCAGTTTCTCCAAGTCTGCCTTGGAGACACCACCAGCAGCGGCACCCATTTTCATGGTTCCGTCACCAGACTTCTTCGCTGTCTGAACCCCAAAGGTGGCAAGAACCCCCGTGAACACGGACGCAATGAAAGTCGGATCAAGTTTCTGCTCGGGAATTCCCAAAGCAGGTGGAAGTTTGATGTAAGCAAGAGTGAGAATTCCACCAGACCAAACAAGAATTCCAAGGCGAACAAACGTGCTGATCACAGCAAGATGTTCTTCACTATCACCTGAGGCATCTTTGATTCTTCCAAAGAAACCCTTCTTCTTCTCCTCTTTCTTTTCCTCAACTTCCTTTTTAATTTCTTCAGGCATGAGTTTATAGAGAGGCGAAGTTATTTAGAAATCTAATAGGGCAAAAAAATACCCCAGGAAATTTTCCTGAGGTAAATGGTTTTTGTTTTGTGATTTCAAACTGGGGCAGTTTCTCTTGCATTGACCTTCAGGTAATCATAAACCTGCTCAGGTGTGCTCTCACGGTATGGATCTGCTTCGTGGTTGTCGGACTTGCCATCTTCCACAAACAGTTTCTCGATCACACCGTCTTGAACCACTGCTGCATAACGCCAGGAACGATCACCAAAACCAAGGTTAGACTTGGAAACCAGTTGACCCATGGCACGAGTGAAGTAAGCGTTACCATCGGGGATCAGTTGAACCTTTTCGATGTTCTGATCCTTTGCCCAGGCATTCATAACAAAGGCGTCATTGACAGAGACACAATAAACAGTGTCAACACCAAGTGCAGTGAAGTCTTCGTACTTCTCCTCAAATCCAGGCAGTTGATAAGCGCTGCAAGTAGGAGTGAATGCACCAGGGAGACTGAAAACAACCACACGCTTACCAGCAAAGAGATCACTGGTTGTGCGAGTAACGAAGTCTCCATTCTCTCTAAACTTGAATTCCACTTGGGGAACTGAATCACCTTCTCTTTTCATTGGAACCTCCCAATTAACGTGTTTGATAATCATTGTGGATTAGATGCGTAAGCTGGTTGCATCAACCCACCACCAGGACCGTCCTGGTCATCATCCTCTCGATTATCTAAGATCAAATAAGCAATTACAAAACCCACCAGTAATCCGAGGTAGGCTTTGAACATCACCAAATGCCTGGGATGATCTGACCAGTGGTAAGGTAAGCACCGAAAGCGGCAACGATGCCGATCATGGCTGCCCAGCCATTAATTCTTTCTGCCTTTTCGTTCATTGTTTTACTCCTTAGTAAGTTTCTGAAAGTTGATTTACTGAGTGTGCCAGAAGAACAAAGAATGTCACACTGGTCACTGTAAAAATAAGTTCGGTCATTAGAACAGGTTCTCCTCTTGTTCTGTGAGAATTACACTGTCGCTTGTGGGATAGGCAACACACAGAAGAGTGTAACCTTCATCAGTTTGATCGTCGTCCAGGAATGTTTGGTCTTCGTTATCAACCGATCCAGAAAGGACTTTGCCTGCACAGGAAGAGCAAGCACCAGCGCGACATGAGTAGGGAAGGTCAACACCTTGCTCCTCAGCAGCATCAAGAATGTATTGGTCGTCGGGAACTTGGATGGTGGTCGAAGTTCCTTCAGGAGTTTGAAGTGTTACGTTGAAAGTTGCCATTGTTAGTTCTTAGTTGTCAGAAGATTCCGAAGAAGAGGTTACCAGTGATAGCGTAAGAAACGAAACCAGCAATAATGCCGACCATAGCCCAACGTCCATTAGTTCTCTCCTTTACCATGTTAGGTGTAAGCATTCCGTAGTTTTCATAATACATGACGGGCTCTTTTGCCCACATGTTCTGTTGCCCCTGGTCATTTGTTGTAACTGTCATTGTAACTAATGTGAAGTTTAGTTACATTATTTATTATTTCTTTACTTTTGTCAAGTAAGTAAGATTACTTAGTTAGAAATTCCTAACAATCCTTCTACACTTCTCTGTGTTCTGTCGGCAAAAGTTATACACATAAGACTCTACGTCTGTGTCCATTGACTTGTGAGCAGAGAGGTGTGCTCCTTGGATGATTAAGAGTGATGCCAAAAGGAGAGTTGGTATCATCCACATATCTCTGAAGAATTTTAACATACAAAAAAAGGGGGACCGAAGTCCCCCCAATCATAACACAGATGTTATCAGAAGCTGTACTTAACGCCCAGCTTACCACCAACACCCAGGTTCTCAGCGGAGAAGTCGCTGTCGGCAGTGGCGGCACTCAGCTCACCATAAACACCAACGCTGCTGCTCAGAGCGGCAGAAGCACCGACCTTACCTGACCAGACTTGCTCGTTCTGAGCACCGTCAGCAGCAACGACGGAAGGACCACCCTGGATGTACCAGGAGGAGTCGCCGTCACCGATTTGACCTTCGTAACCAACGTGGAAGTCAGTTGTGGCTCCAGTGTAGTCATCGCCAGTCCAACCAGCGTTCGTTTCTACGTTCACATAAGGACCTGCAAAAGCAGCGCCTGCGAACAGAGTTGAAGAAGCAGCCAGGGCTGCGAATGCGGATTTGATCATTTTAGTTACCTTATTTTCTCGCAGAGTTATCCTGCGGATGAGAGGAGACTCGACATGTCTCCGTTAGACTCACGGCACCTCTACGAGTAGTTGAGGTGTCAGTGCCGCTTCGTTGGTTTATTTATAACCTTTTTATTTCAGTTTGTTAAGTTTGGGAATCGTAAGTCTCAGGTTGAGGTGGTGGAGCAGATGGGTTACTGATTCTACCTAAGTAAGGATCATAATCCATAAGTTCATCAATGGACATCTGTGCTCCCTTCTGAGACCAGAATCCAAACTGAGCATTATAGTTTCCTTTATGAAAAGCATCAACATGCTCTGGATGGATTGATGATCCCAACTCTGTCCTGTAAAGGAGCAGAGGAATGGCATAAGAATTACCTGAGTTGTAAAGAAGATCATCAGCAACTGGACGTGGACGAACTCCGTTGTCCAGCTTGTACTTGTCTCCACGACAATGGAGACGGACCATCTTCTCAGCGTGGTGTCTGGTGATTAGATAACACGCTGTTGAGAATTCATTAACAAACCTCTTGTGTATCTTGACGTTGATGTCGCCAGTACAAATGATTGCGATCTGACACAGGTCCCAATCATACGGTATCTTAACATAAAAATCTCGCCAGGTAAAATTCCAGAACCGAACAAGATCTAAACTGACATCATCTTCCATGACGATGCAGTATGGTTCATCAGTCTCCAGGAACATCTTGAGTGCCTTGAGGTGAGAGGTGGTACATCCAATCTCACCAGAAGACATCATGTCAGGGTAACGTCCCTTGATGATGTCACTCAGGTCGTCCTCTCGTCCATCATAAGCAGACACACGAGTGTAGTTCTCAATCTCCCAATAAGAAAACTGCTCCTCCATGTACTCTCGTCTCTCTGGTTGCCCATCGAGATTGAGATAGTAAATGGGACCAATACCCTTGAGTTTATACGCTGACTTGTTTTTGTCTCTGACCATGAATCCAATCTAACACATCAATCTCAGGTTTCCACCCGATCACTTTTCCAATCTTAGTTATGTCGGCCAGAGTTGTCTCTGCTTCGCCCTGACGGGGTGGGAGATAAACCTGGTTGTCTGAGATGGCATTTGCCAGTTCTTGAATGGAAACATTCGTTCCACTTCCAACATTAAAGAACTCGCCCTCATGTCCCTGCAGAGGCATCACAGCAGCAAGGTAGTTTGCTCTAGCAACATCCTTCACATGGATAAAGTCACGACGCTGAGAACCATCACCCACAATGGTCAGAGCGTCACCAACATCTGCTTGACGTTGGAACACACCAATCACAGGAGAATATTGTCCTCTGGTGGGAGACCTGTCACCAAACACATTGAAGTAACGAAGAGAGACAGTCTCAAGACCATACAGTTCGGTGTACATCTTACAGAACTTCTCAGCAGCAATCTTCGATGCAGAGTAAGGGTTCAGACAGTCGTCTGGTTGCGTCTCCACGTTGGGCCAGGGGTTGCGTCCATAACCAGAAGAGGTTGAGGAGTAAACAAGGCGCTTAACGCCTGCCTCACGAGCACACTGGAGAACAACTGTGGTGCCCACACAGTTCTTGTGAACAGCGTTGATGGGGTTCCTGATAGCAGGTTGGAGACGTGACTCTGCTGCCAGATGGAAGACATAATCCACACCCTCAAACAGTTCCCTCATTGCCTCATAGTCTGTGATGTCCACCTTATGAGACTTACTGGTGGGTGCCCAGTAGAAGTTATCGTTATTGGCACTCTGATTATCAACCTGGATAACCTGGTGTCCTTGTTCATTCAAATATTCAACCAGGTGAGACCCGATAAAACCAGCGGCACCTGTAACTAAGCTGCGTGTCATTTCTTATACGATTGATAGATTAGAGTCTTAACTCTGGTGGTAGAGTAAGAGTGTTCGGATCGAGGAATCCAAACGATTGGTAAACCGATTCCAACTCCCGTGTAGCTGCCGTCACTGTAATCATCCCCAAGGAAACGCATATGATATTCACCACTATCAAGCAGAGCAAGATATTGATCTTCGTGAGAGTAGGTGACAACTTCATCGACATCTTTCAGTGACAAAAGAATCTCTTTACGATCTCCCACAGACTGGACTGGTTTGAGTTTCCAATCCCTCTCTGTGTTTGGATCTTCATGAAGAGCCACTGTAAGGTGATTACAATAGTTCTTCGCGTACTTAAACATTCTAATGTATCCTGGGTGCAAGATATCAAACGCACCAGCAACGATACCCTTCGTTACAGGAAGAGTCTTTCTCCAGTCTTCGACGTTCACACCCTTGTCATCAATAAACAAGTCGGCATTGGGTTTGTGGAACATAGGTTCCAGTTCATGGAACTTTAGACCCCAGTCCTTCAGCTGTTGTTTGGTCTTCAGACTCCAGTCCATTCCTGAACCACGACCACGAGCAGTCATCAGGATAATGTAATGACCCTCATCATAAAGACGGTTCACAGTCTCAACCATGAACCTTTTCGGTGTGGAGTTGTCATAATCATTCTTCCCCTTATCTGTCACAGGAGTGTCACAGATGGTTCCGTCAATGTCAAAACAATATCTCATCCAACAACTCCATGAAGGAAAATCTGGTGGACACATTCTATCACACCGTAATTATCGCTGTCAATATAATAATTCCACAGTGCTTTCTTAGCACGAGTTCTCAGTCTGTTGTTGATAAGGAACCCACTCAGAATTCCATAAGCAATGTTCCTGTCTTCACAATACTTCTGACACTTGATGATGTTCTCAGACTCACCACTGGAACTGATGAGAATCACCAGAGTGTCTGGTTCAACATGATACTTCAGGAACTGAAGGTAAGACTCCTCATAACCAAAGTCATTGGCAAGCATGGTGATCATTGAAGCGTCAGAGAAGATCGACACCTTCTTATTGTGAAACTTCATGTAATCCTGAGAGATGTGAGAAGCAACAGAACTGCTTCCTCCGTTTCCCAGAATCAAGATTCTCTTATGGTTACCAAACGCTTCTTGGAACTTTACAAACTCCTCTTCAGCATGAGCACACTTAAGTGCTTCCACATACTCATCAAATGGATTCACCACGCACTCCATCACTTACTAAATTGATTTTAACATTATCATAAGGGATCCTCAAACTGTCCTTCTCTGAGAAGGTCAGAAAGAATCCACCATTGCCAGCACCACAGAGACGGTGTGCGAGGACAGTTGATTCTTCTGTCAACTCTTC